CTTATCATTGTAGATTGAACTAAACCATCCCATAAACATAGGACCATAAGATAAGTTGTGACTAAAGAAGTAGTAAGCTGCTCCAAGTAAATCTGAAATCTCTTTTGGTTCTCGTTTATAATATTCGGTAGGCCATTCTGTAAATAACTCTTGAACCCTTGACCATTGTTGTAGCTCTTCTTTTATTTCCTTGTAACTTTCTTTGTTACATTCCAAACTATTGAGAACCTCGTATATCTCTCGTGGATTATTTAACTGGTTCTTCCAATAGTTTGTCAAACACCAAAACACATCAAATCCTAGTACGGGTATACCCATCTCGGATGCCCACCTAACCTCTAATGAACCACCACCCATAAATGGACTAATGATTCTTTTAGGTTTTTGAAAAAATGGTAGGTGTTTGTTTATTTTATTGTAAGCTTTACTCTTACCACCAGCATATCGTATTGGAGTTTTCACTTCTTCTCCCAAATCCATACTGGTTCACAAAACCTTTTATTTTTAGTTTCTTTAGCAAGTTGTAGTGATTCCTCTGTATATTGCTTTGTATCTTTAGCAGTTCCAGCTCCACCACTATTAGGTCGTTTAGCCATCTCCATACCAATACAACCTTTGTATTCCATACCACCATAACTTTGAATAAAGTCATTCATCGGGTCACAAATCTTTGACCAAGCTTTCTTACCAGCAGATGGTGAATAAACATCTGAAATATTAATACATAACTTACCACCACTTCTTAAAGTCGGTAGCATATTGTCAAGTGCTTTCTGTAAGAACTGAGTGTTCCAATTATCAATGTCCTTGTATCTAACCCAACTTTGGTTGTCATCGTGACTATACCTTTCCACATTGAAATAAGGTGGCGATGTAAATATAATGTCAAAGGTATCTTCATACCCATCATAGTAAAAGTCTTCAGCAGCCTCACAATAGAAATCAACCTTTTTCATCGTTTCAAACATCGTAAGTTGTCCTTCGTAGTAATCAGCTTGTTCTCTGTAAATTGGATGGTTCTCTTTACGAGGATCGACACCAACATACAACTCAGTATTCTGACTAGCAAAGAAACCAGCTAACCTATCTCCCCATCCCATAGAAAAGTCCATTACATTTTTAGACTTAAATAAATCATACATAGCTTTTGCTACATTTGGTTTAAACTGACTACAAATATACTTACGAAGTCCAATCATAACTCGTAATGCTGAACGGTCTATCTTATCTAGTTTTAGTGAATAAGCAGAACCCATTAGTGAAGTCATAAACTTTTGATTACCCCAAGTTCGTTTGGGACCTGGTGAAACTGAACCATCAACCGACCATCTATTTTCTTGTTGGAAATAGTTAGAAGCTTTATTACCGATATTGTTTCTAGCAAAATACCATTGTTTACCTTCGTAATCTAACGACCAATCATAACCATCTTCACTTCTACCAAACCATTCGCCTTCTTTTAGAATATCATAAACCCAAGTTCCTTTTAACTTGTTGAAATCCTTACGACAATGTTCTTCTTCTATTTCAGCAGTTGGCATTGGATAGTCCATAGCAATAATAGCCAGAGATTCTTTTACATCTTCTTTATCAAATGTATCTTTGATGTAAGTCCATTCTTTCTCGTCTATACTGAGATATGGTTCTTGGTTCTTAAATTTGTTGAAATATTCTAAATACATTTACTCTCCATGCTCCGACAACATATATTTACTAAATTTAACTAATTGTTCTGGTGTGGCGTTTGATTTCATGGAATTAGCTCTTGTACTTATTATCATTACATTACCTGGTATATAACCTAACTTTGAATCTATCCTATCTAATGAAGGCGAAAATGGATCTGCTGTACCACCTTTATTGTTTCCATTCGTACCTTTTTTACCCCATTTTAATTCATCATTCAATATAGGACACACCTTTGGATACTTTATGGCTCTCCAACTAATATGTGTTCTTCTCTTTTTATCCACAACTCTCGTTTCCTCTATTTCTACGTTAGGTATATCTGTTGGTTTTATTTTAAAATCCCACTTACCCTTTGACCTAGATTTTCTTAAAAAAAATGTTTTAAATTCACACTCATCTTCTTTGTAATCATAATAGCACAATTTACAATAAGGTTGTAGATTATCTTTATATATATTACCAACCCAATACTCAGATATAGGTCTTATCTCCTCACATTTTTTACATCTTTTTAAGTTCTTTTCAGATAGTTGTATTCTTTCTTCTTCCCAAGCCTGTTTTCTTTTCCACTCTTTTACGGCATTATCACCACCACGACCATCTTTTTCTCCTCGTCTAAAGATTTGGTCTATGTTATAACATGATATACAACGGCTAGCTAACCGTGTTCGTTTTCTTGCTTTCTTAGTTGTGTATTTTTGTATCAAAAAACTTTCAGAAGATAAAAATTCCTTACAATCAATGCAAACCTTACCGTTTTGATGGTCGTGTGCTTGTTTTTTAAAATCATCAAATGTAGTAATCATTTACTCTCCAAAATAACGGGTGTGTCCGGCTTTATGTTCCACGAGTGGATGCACATACTCGGTTTTATTAGTATTGGCTTCAACACCCATTAATTATCTGACTCCCAATCTCCACTATGAAATCCTTCAGCAAAGTGTTTAGTTTTTTCTTCCTCATTATCAAAATAATGATATACTTCAACTTGGGTATTACATTTTTTATTGGAACAAGATAAGTTAGTTAAGATACCATCTCCATCTGTATCTAAATCTTCTATATCGTGGTCACCACCCCATATCAAATCACTTTTACAATGCCAACATTTCATCTTATTCAATCGAATCCATTATACCTTCTATCACATCTTTTGCTATTTTTGGATTAAAAGATATACCTTTTTTAGTAGGTAGGTATTCACCATCTTTTTCGTAAAATACTCGGACATCAATAAAGTCACTACCTTTGTATTCTTTATTTTGTATTCTGATAATTTCTTGACTATTTTTTATTATTTCTTTCATTTTATTCTCCAAATAACTCTTTAAATGCCTGATTGGCAGCTTTAGATTGTTCTGTTTTCTTTTTCTCTTCTTTAACCTTATCTACTTTAAGGTCGTGGTCACCTCTTGCCCATTGGTCATACTCAATCTTACTAGCCATCATATCAGCCTGATGTAGTATGTAAGCCAGATTAGTACTCAACTGATTATCCTTACTCCAATTCATATAGTAACCTTTGTTAGCTTCTTCATACAATCCATCTGCCAACCTCATACCAATGAACTCAGTTTCTGTCATTTTGACACCAAAATGTTGTAGTATCCAACAAGCTCTATCAGTAATTGTCATATAATCTATCTTTGGATTGTGTTTATATATCAACCCTTGATTTTTTCTATGCCAGTCTGAGTCATTCTCTATATAGTTGTCTTCTACAAGGTTTCCAACCTTACCTAAATCATGATGAAGAGCAGCAAATAATAGTTCTTCTACGGTAAAGTTATCAATTGTAGCGCCGTTTTGTTCCCATAACTTGTAAATCTGATAAGAAAACTGTGTGATGTGTAGAACATGTTCCACATAACCACCTGGATGAGCATTATGAAAGTGTTCTCTACCACTAGCTGGCGCCAAACACATTCTTTCTTCAAAGAAGTCATACATCTCGTTTAATCTTTCCAGCCTTTCGCCTGAAAAGGTGGCATCTATCAGTTGTCTTAGGTTACCCCAATTGTGTTGTATTTCTTCTGGTGTTAGTTGTTTCATATTTTATTTTCTCCGTATATTTTTTGGAACTCATCCCATTCTTTACTACCTTTCATTCTATTACATTCTACACACAACATTACAAGGTTTTCATATGTTGTCTCTCCACCATGTGTCCAAGCGACACAATGGTCACCTTCCATTTCTGAAATTTTCATCTTCTTCTTACACATTGGGTTTCCACAACACTCTTTCTGATCTGTCCACTTATCAAACTTCCAATCTTGATCAAAAACTCTCTGTTTATCTAACGGAACAAACCAATCAGGATTCTTAATCTCCATACCTTTGATTATTTCATCACGGATTCTTGACACGGCGTCAACCGTGGTTATTTTTGAAACCCAATCTTTGAAAAGTTTCTCCACATCTTTTCCACGATTGTTTATTATAATGGGTTCATTCACTCGACATCTGTTTGTATATCCAGTTAATATCATCTTAACAACATCATCTTTGATTTTGATATTTCTCTTATCCAATTCAACTATCGTGATGAAAATTAAGAATAACATACGAGTTGTATAATACTTTTTGAAATCATCATTTTCACCTATCTCGTCATTCATTATTTTGATTACCCTTTCAAATTTATTGGAAAGACCAGGTAGTTCATCATTGAATTTGTCTGTTTTGAAATCACCATTATATAACTTGTTCAAAGTTCCACCATTAAACTCAAATGTGTGAAGGGGATACAACCAAGAAAACATATGAGCCACAACCTCTTCTAACTTTCTACCTTTAACAGGTACTTTTACCCACATCTGATTCATAAATGTTTTTGAATCTTGGTCAACATCTATGTCCATCATACCATATCTACCATCTTCAACTAAGTTCTGTAAGTAATTAGAACCATAGTTGTTCATAGAAGACCTTTTATCTTGTCCAGACAAACTATTATTGTCATTGATGTCAATAAATCTCTTGTGAAGTTCTTCTTCTGTTAATTTACTTGAAAGTCTTATTTCAATAGGAGCGTTTAATATATTATTTTTAATAGATGTTGGTAATTGAGAATAATACATTCCAACATACTTTTCATATTCCACACCATATTCTACAATTGAAGTACCTATTTTAATACAATCGGTTAGTATAGCGATTATAGTGTAGAATCTCTGTTGACCATCTTCAATCCAAAGAACAGATTCAAAATTCATTTCCATCTCTGATATTGGTTTCTTAGCCACTAAGGCATGAAACAGAGTTTGTTGCCAAGTGGCAC